TTTTATTCTTTATACAAGTTATAGTCGTTTGCTTTAAAAATAGCTTTAATAAGTGGTTCTGACTTAACCTCACTTAGCTTGTGAATAGCCCGTGAATCAAACTGTGCTCTGTCTAGCTCTTTTGCACGTTCTAATCCGTCTTCCCAGAACACATTAGTTGATTCTAAAGACTTTTTTAGACTGTCCTTTGGCTTGTTTAGCAGGATAGTCTTGCTATCATCATATACACCGCTGTCAACTAGACCAGTTGCAACAATCATACACTTTGCAACAGCTTCGTCTAAGTCTGCCTTATCATAGTCTGGTGATAGCTGAATAGTTATCATCCATCCGTTATCATCCGTTTGACCGATATGTGGGTTGTATCCTTTATCTAGAAAGTTGTGACTAGCATACTTTAATTCACTTTCGTTAACGCGCTTACGTCTAACAATCATTAATGCTGGTGGGACTGGACTAAGAAGCATCGTAAATTCAATTGTTGATTCCATACCTTTATGTTTCATTATTAAACCTCCTCGTCTTCTTCGTCTGTCCTAGGATATTCAACAGCCATTAGCCGTTTCAAGTATTCCTTTGCTTTTAGCAGATCTTCTTCACCATTTTTATCCTTGTACCTAGTAACATATTTAAAAATATTTCCCTTTAGGAAACCCACTGCCTCGTCATGTGTCATAAGTGGCCCATTAGAAAACACAGATATAAGATCACCTTTCCCTTTAGAACTTCGATAGTACTTTGGTTCAATTTTATATACACTAGACATTCTATTCACCTCTAATTAATAGTTTAATATTATCATATCAATTTTAAAAAGTCAAATTAAAAAGCAGGGATTTCTCCCTACTTCTTGCTGCGCATTACGTGTCCACCAAAGGCTCCTTGCCAATATGAGTTGCTTAAGCTTGCTTGGCTAAGCATATTTGGCTCAGACTGGAAACCAACGAACTTGCCGTCACCAATATAGATCCCCATATGAGAATCAGTACCCTCTGTGTTAAAGAATATGATGTCACCGTTTTTCATCTTCTTCTTAGCTGAGCTTTTGTTAGAACCATTTGAGCTAACAGTCTTTAAGTTACTTGACTTTGCAATATCCCACGTCGTCCATGAGCCTCCATGAGATATATCTAGGCCAGCCTCTTTATAGCAATAATACACGAACTGGCTACAGTCCCCTCTAGCCGGGCTCTTCTCTAGAGCACTAGTGTCTCCGTGCGCACCTTGGTCATATATTGACCCTTTTCCTCGTTTAGAAACCAAGTCCTTGCCAATTGATGCGGCCTTATTAGCTAGTGCACTACCATCGCCACTGTCGTCAGCGTCAGATTCGTCGTCTCCACCACCGCTTGAAGACTTATACTTTTCTTCTGCCTGAGCAACGGTTAATTCACCAAAGTAACCACCGATAAACGGCTGACTCGTTCCCCAGAATGACTTAGGAGTGGTAAATCTACGATTGTCGTCTAGTCCAGATAAAGGTAACCCTCTAGTAACACCAACTGTGGTAATCCAGTTAGTAGAATAGGAGAAGTTGTGGGAAACAGACTCAATATAGTACTCCCAGTACACGCCCTCACGCTCGGTGTCCTTCACAATAAGTCTTTTACCGGACTCAATACCGCTTGTCCCGTTCATAACTATCGTTCCAGAACTAAACTTTGAGTTATCAGCGTACCAATTAAATAGTTTTTCAGTATATACCTTAGTTAAGTAGCTCACACTAGAACTAACGGACGACCCGTTTGAATTAACCCCGTCCTGTTTATCATTATATTTATACCTACTCATTATTCTTTGATACTCAGCATGAGTAATTCCCTTATTTTTTATATATGACTGAACGATCTCGTACGCCTGTTTTGAGCCAATGTTGTAGTTCATTTCTGTAATCAACTCTTCCGAAGCTTTAAGCGGGTGAGCCTTAATCGTTTTATAGCTCTTTAAATACTTAGAAGATTTACTTAAGTTAGAACTAGTAAGCATAGCATTAGGATTTTGATATTGAATATACTCTGACCTAGTTAAGTCATTCTTACTATTCTTGACCTCAGTATAAATCTTATTAGCAACGGATTCACTGATAACAGGGCTTCTTTTAGCACACCAAGCATAGAAATTTTTTCTAGTTGGGGACTTCTTTAGATAGGACTTCATACTTTCAAAACCAGTAATACCACCTAGCTCTGCTGGTACTGTGTACTGATTATTAACAGTGCTGTCAGACGCATATGCAAAAGCATCTGCTATATTGGCATAGTATGGATACTTTTTCCTAGCTGCGCTTTCTGTTTTACCTTGCGAGCTAGGTGCTGACGTAGCATTAACAGAAATACTAGTATCAAAAGAGCCTGACAACCTAGAACTTACCTCTAGGTAGTAATATGGGTTACCACCCTTACTATATATCCACTCTTTACCATTAGCCTTACTTTGAGCCGTATTATACCTAGTCTTTGATAATCCTGTATTACCTCTAGCTTTAGCCAACCGTTTAGAATACTCAAATGTTGCATCAGTTGAGTTGCTTGCCTGACTAATACTATTTAGGTAGTCTTCGTATCCGAGACCCATATTGTATGACTGAACGAACACTAGATTACTAGTTATTGCCGGCGAAAGCTTCTTACCCTTTGTATACGCATCAGATAAGAAACTAGCAACATAATTACAGCTACCCTGAGCTGTTGATGACGCTGAGCCTCGCGATCTAGAATTAGCAGGGTCTGACTGTGAACTACTATTTAGTTTGTGTTCAGTATCAATAATCGCTAGGATATAAGGTGTCCAGTCTGGCTCACCGTTTTCACTAGTCTTTCTATTCTTAGACCAGCTACCTTTAGGATTAACTTTCTTAAATACAGACTGGTTATAGTAACTAGCTGCCTTTTTAGCTTGGCTCGTAAAGCGTTTAGCCCAAGTAGAAACATTAGCAGAGACATCACTAGCATTATCATCTTTATTGGTATTAGTACCAAAGTAGTCTGTAGGAACTTCTAAGTCCTTATAACCATAACGCCGTATCAACGATTCGTTAGTAACGATATAGAACCCGTTACCAAAGCCACCGCTAGGAGCAACACTTAAAATACCCCCGTTAGCTAGTAGCTTAAAGGTAGAGAACTGTTCAGAGTCATTAACACTAACGTTTTGCTGAATTATATTACTTGGGTCAATCTGTATTGACGGTAAAGCGCGCCATCGCTCTGGGTCGAAAGGTGTTGGACGATAGTTTAGTGTAGCCACGCCATCTTCATGAGTCCAGTAGAACTCGTTGAACGGGGCACTAGACAGGTCTTTAACCATTGAAAGTATAGAACCGTTATAGTTCTGATATTGAGAATAGTTAGTAGAAAGTGCCTCGTCTGTGTTCTCTTCAATCTTTACCTTTAAAATGTCTTCCATCTTATAGTTAGCTGTTGTTCCTTGAAAATTATAGGTCAGCTTAGCAGAGTCTCCAAATATAAATCTATTGAGAACTTGACCAATAATGTTCCCACTAGATCGCTGATTGAACATTATACCAGTCTTAGAGTCTTCTTGAATCATTGCCAGTCCACTAGATAAGTTACTAGTTAGTTCAGTAAAAGCTGTAAGCGTTATGTTATCCATAATCTTTGCAACGCCCTTACACGTTATAACATAAAATCTAGAGTTATTACCAGCATCCTCCTCCAGCTCCACACTGGTTATTAATCCAGTTATCAGCGTTGTTTTAACTACCTTGCCTGCCTCATCACTAAATATATTAGAATAGTATGAAACGTCAATTCTGACATAATCGTTAGGAACTAGTAAAGACTTCCAATCGTAAGCGTCTGTCAGCATAATAGAAAAACTTGGGTTGTTATTGCTTAAATCATTATTAGTGTTAAATGATATTAGTCCGTCATCAAAGTATTTCCTGCTATTACTTGGCACGGAGCCACTAGTAGATCTAGCAACAACAGGATAACTACCAGATACCGTGTAGAAAGTTGTCGTGAAGTTAGCATTTAGCTTAGGTAAATCAATCTGTTTAGAGTTAGCCAATCTGCTAGCATCTCCTTTCTATTGTTAAACTAGAATGGTAAGTCGTCATCTGAAATATCAATTGGGTCACCCGTATTAGCAAATGGGTCAGTATTAGAAGGTGCGCTAGAAACATTCTGTTGTGGAGCATTAAATTCTTCCATGTGTTCACTAATAAAATCAGAATAGGCTTTCTTCGTATTTCCTTCTGGTAATGGAATCCCTAGCTTTTCAGAAATTTTAGTTGCAAACGCCGCTTGTTTATAGCTTGGCTTTGGGTTAGACATTGAATAAGCTAGCGACTTAATAATTTCTTTAGCTTTAGCAGGATCTGTATCGACTGCTTTATAGGCGCTCAACAATGTTTTAATCTGTTCTGTTACTTCTTTACTAAGTTTACCATAGTCTTTTGACATAATATTTTCCTTCTTTCCTTTTATACTACTAATACTACCTTATATAGCATTATTTGTCAACTGTTGTTCCTAATACTTATCGTTCCATTTTCAGCTCTAGCAATAAACAAGTCAAATATCTCCTGTTCACCTATGGGCTTAATTTCGAAGTTCGAATATAGAACACCGTCACTATACTTGTAGAATGTATTTGTGCAACTACTTACACGGTCATCGCTGGTTATTGTTCTTTCTATTTCAACAATAATGAGCTGAATGGTCTTTGTGTTAGACTTTTGACCAACATAGTCATCCAGTCTACTACCATATTCTGGGTGATATAGTAGTGAACCCTGTTTAGTCAACAGCCTCATTGTAATCGACTGAATTAAATTGTCAATTCCTTTAGTTACCGTTAGGTCTCCGCTGTCGTCATCCTGAGTTAACGCAGCTAGGTTTTCCTTATCTGCAAGTGAATTATTAACGGTCAGTTTTAAATCCTCTCCCATGGTGGTATCATAGACGTTCTGTTTGTCAAACGAGTTAAGACTAGAAATATCTAGCTGAGAAACATCATCTGTATAACTAGGTAGTAGTATAACGTCTCCAGTAGTAACTAAATGCTCCGGGTCTTTAAGTCTCTCCTCGTCTGTATCCACTATATAGGGATATGTTAAATTATTTAACGTCACTATATCTTCCCAGTCGTCAACAGTACCTAATTCAATAAAGGATATTCTTTGTAGTGTGTCTCCCGGTTGTATCATATATCTAGCATAGAAGGCCATTAGTACTCACTCCCATCATCTGTTCGAATGCTTAGACCATTCACAAGTAGGTCGATCTGATTCTCCATGTACCCTAGACTAAGCTCAACATTCCTAAACCACTCAACTAGATATTGATAATCTTGGTTTTCTCCAAGCCAGTCACATAATAGTCTTATATTACGTCTAGTTCTCTTTATGTCTCTGGTAGATATTAGTTCATATAAGGTGTGGTCGTAGGTGTAGGCATAGGTTAAAGCCATGCTTTCTAAACCAATAGCCTGCATTAAAAGATAGATTGTAGGGTGACTTCTTCCAATAGAAGACGCAATTATAGGGTACAATATAGAGTCCTCAACACCATCATATGATGGAACAGCAGAGCCAACGTAGTTCTTTAAATACGTGTATGCTAGCGGACTAACTGAAACTGTCGGTTGGTTATCCTTATCACTAAACTCTTCCAAAAGCTTATCACTATTAACAGCTAGATTGTGGTTAATGTCTACGTCAATCGTAGTTAGGAAAATATATAATGGAACTGGAAGACTATATGACTGTTTAGTATCAGATGAGTATTCATATGCCATTATTTACCACTCCCCGTCCATATTTTATTTAGATTCTGTATAGCTAGCTGTAAGGCAGACTGGCTATCATCGTTGGGATTTATAACTGTTGTATTCCTAGTAGAAGACTTAGATTTACTAGTCGAACCACCATGGATAGCGTCAGAATTTCCGTTTTTATCATACTGGTTATCAGTGTTTTTACTTGGGTCAACACTAGTTTTACTGTTTCCAGTGGTTGTCTGACTAATCTCGCTTGCACTAGCTTTATTAGCGACACTAACAACGTAGAATGATAGTGAATAGTTATACATCAAAGGCTGTTTTACGTCCTGAATAATAGAATATCCATTAGGACTAAAACTCACTTTCCAATGATGATCACTTGTATAATCATGGAATATTAGTTGGTAGTCGTTACCAATATTATCACTATTCAGCCCCATCCATTTGTCAAAGAAGTTTCTCATCTCATCAATCTTGCTCTTACCTGTTCTGTTAAGGAATCCAGTTGTACCAGCAATTGTGAATGTTCTTACTCCTCTACCGAAGTCTTGAATAACATTAGCCGTCCTAGTGTTAGGCAAGCTAGTTCTTGCTGCGGCGGTCTCTTGTATAGACTGCGGGTTTATACTGAATGCTAGTGAAGAATAGGCCTTGCTACTTCCGGATTTTATAATCTCAAATTCAATTCTAGTTAAACTATTAGCGCCATCGCTCATTGTCATATAATCACGACCTTTCATATTCAATACTAGCATTAAATGTGATAAACATGCTACTTTAGCAAGTTGATAACAGCTATCATAAAAGGCCTCCCAGTCAACAGATAGCTGACGAGGAGGCCCGTTCCTTTACACTGTAAATTAGGATCAACCACGAATTTTTCGCTTAACTCTTACCACCATCAGATAGTCCATATTCGGCTAACCTATTTCTAGCTTCATCTTCGTTTAACCATTCATTAGTGTTAGTGTCAAGGTAAATTTCACCTTTTGTGTCCCCAACACTATAACGTTGTTCATCAATAATTTTTTCGTAGGACTTAGCATCGTATTTCATTAGTTTTTTAAACTTCTTCTTATGCCGTTTATCCATAGCAAAGTACACATACTTCATTTTAACACTACGAACAACTCTTAATGGATATTCGGCAAATCTATCATAATGACGAGAGTGCTTACCGAAACCACCAAACTTATCAGTACGTCCAACCGTTGAACCAAGGTATTCGAAGTTAGTAGCCTTGTAAATGGTTCCATTATGGTGCATCCCAGTGTCCGAGAAACTAACCACTAATAGGTTATATTGTTTAATCTGGCGTAGCCCATAAGCAACAAACTGGCTAGTAGCATCATACACCTTGTCAGCAACCATATCGTCTACATACAGACGATTTAGCTCGATCACGGTACTTTTATACTCATTACCAAAGAACCCTTTCTGGAGGCTAGGAGAGGCCGGCGTGCCAAATGTCAATACCCCGTGTAACGTATCATCTAGATAGAGACCATAGGCATAGCTAATACTTGGCATACGATGAGCATAATGCTTCTCCAATAAAAACGGCTTGGTATCATCATAAGTAATCTGTTTAAATTCTAACATGTAATTTCCTTCCTTCTATAAAAAAGCATACCACCTTTTGGTATGCTTGTCAATCTCAATTGCCATTTTATCTTATATCTGGTAGGCTAGTGTTTTTATTTTTTATTTTTTATTATTAGCACTCTCCATCTCATTGATCTTATCTCTTAATTTTTTATTTTCTTTGTACAGGTCATCATAATCTTGTTCAAGCGAATCATAAGAAATTTCTAGATCTTGGACGTCTTGCTCACTAGCGTCAAGCTCATCATTAAGTGACTCGTTCTCTGCTTCAAGTTTATCAAGCTCTTGTTCTAACTCCATAACATATTCTTCGTCATTATCCATTACAATCACGTTCCTTTCAAAAATATAAAATCCTTGCTATCTACGTATAGTATACGCGATAACAAGGATAGTGTCAATGTATTAATTAGTCTTCTTTTACTTTATTTTTTGCAAACCACTTGCTGTCAAAGAATGCAACTAAGTCATTCATAATATATAGCATGTAGGTGAAGAATAGAACCCAAACGGCTTCTCCTTGCACAGCGGTTACTAGCCATAGAACAACTGAACTAAGACCTTGTGCGAACCAGAAATAATATGAAGCACGGAAGCGACGAACAGTTAAAATTGCTCCCGT